GTTTATCGGAAGAAAAACAAGAAAGGTCGTTTCATGTATTTCCGAGATGGTAAACTTATTTCGAAGAAGTCTTATAATGCGTCCACATCGCGAAGACGTTCTACAAAGAAAGGTGGCGTTCGTAAAACCGCCAGACGGGCATACTCTAACAAAAATAATAGGAGAAAATCATATATGAAGAAAGGAATCCCCCACCCGTCAGTAACTGGTATGGCTAGCGGACTTGCGATAGCATCATACCTTAATGCTGGTAAAGCAACCACAACCGGAACCGAACAATTTCAGGTTGTAACAATGGGTGAAGGTGTCATAAAAGATATTACAGATGGCCAACTAGGAAAGGCATTCAATACCTTATCATCTAATGCAATTAATATGATTGCTTCAGATGGTGGGCGTAAGACATTAGTAACCGCTGGAGGAGTAGCGATACTCGGAGCATTCGCTAGAAAACAGTGGCCTACTCTAAAACTCGGAGGAAGTTCCCTATACTTCAGACTCTAAAATGTCAGCAACAACAATAACACGAACATTTGATAGCACGCCAACCGACAAAGCCTACTTTTCCTTAACGGATAATATGCTAAGTTCTTCACTCGGTAACATTCAGGTACCGCAAGGATCTACTAGAATTTCTCGAGTGGATTATACATTTGCTTGTTTTAATCCAAAAGGATATGCAGTAGTATGTAGGCTTTTAGGAAGTAATATGAGTGAACAGAACTTTACCTTAATGGGTGTAGATGGTGACGGTACTGCAGACAGCGGGATCGTTAATACTTCAGGTTCTCAAGATACTGCTTTCCCTCTAGCTGGTGTCAATAATATAGATCTTCAAATTGCAATTCAATTCGCTAGTGGCGGGTCAGCAACGGCCTCATCTGGTAGTGTTACTCTATACTTCGAATGATTTGAATGGCTACAAAGAATATAGCAACGTTTCTGGGTACGGGTCAACATCTTTCAGTACTCGGAAATCATTGTTACGCTTATAATTTCAAGTCAATAGATACGGAAAGTATAGACTATTTCGATTTTACCACAGGTAAAATATATATTGTTGCTTCTTTTATTGGAGGGCGTAATATGAAGTCTGCGGCAGAGTGTACTATCGATATTACATTTAATGGGCTTACAGTCTTTAAAACTAAATGGGATAACGGAACGTCCGGAACTAACAACAACCCTATGTCATCGCAAACCCCCTTAATCATCCCACCTTTAACCCATGTTAAAGCTATATTAACAACCGATACGCAAGATGAAATAACTTTAGGAATGACCGGCAGAGTATATGATGCATGACATTAGCACCTAGCGAATCAGTATTACGAGTTAAGGACGGATATATTTACGGATGGAGTGGAAGCAAGAATCTAACTGCTTCCCCTGTCACCCTTCTAAACTATACTAATCCTTCTGACTACTTTTTAACTAGAATAATGATAGGTTTAGACTGGTCCGGTATGCAAACATCTGAAACTTTATCTTATGCTATGAATGTCGATAGTCAAAACTTATGATAGGGGATGTGGCGATTGTTGGTGGTACAGTTCAACCTAAAATGTTTGAGTTTGTTATTCCCCCCAATTCAACGGTTAAAGTTCAAGCTACTCAATCCGCTAATAATGGATCTATCTCATGTATGCTAACTGGTTATAAGATATGAAAAAACCAACAAAACCAACGTTGGAAGATTTAGCAAAAAATATTGATTGGAATAGAGCCCTCTTAACCGTTATACCTTTACTTCAACCTTTTATTATATTTGGAGCATGGCTAACTTTTTCAAGAATAAATACAAAAGCCAGTTTAGTATCAAAACTTATCGCAATAGGTGAATCTATACCCACTTTAGATTTAAACGTCCCTAAACCTGTTGTTTTAGCTTCTCTTTATGATTCTACGGATGACGCACTAATGATAATTGAAAAAATAATAGAAACTTTATTTGATATGCCAGATGAACTTAGAGAGAAATTTAATAATTTAAAAGAAGAATCTAAAAAAGCGGGAATATCTTATGTATTTCCTGTTATCCCTATTTTTGAAGGTATTGCGGAATTATTTAATTTTACATTACCTAAAAGACCAGAGAAAAAATGACGGACGAAACATTCGCGATCATCTGGATCTTAAGCTTTGGTCTTTACTTTTTAGTTTATACATTCTGGATACCCTTAAGAACGCAAAAAAGAATCGAGTATTGGTTAAGAAGTGAAGAATCAGATGAAACGTTATTACTAGCTCTAGGAGTAATAGTAAAGAGAATAAGAGAACAAACATTGGTAGATTTTGAGGAATTTATGTTACCACAAGCTAGAGAGAACCTTCAAAAGTTTTTTTCTGGCGCTATGGGAAATGTAGCCAAAGAAATGAAAAGTAGTCCGGAAGGTTCTCAAATGAGTATGATGCATAATATCGCTAAAGAACTAGAAGGAAGTCCATGGTACGTTCAGATGCTCGGATCTAAACTTATGCCAATTTTGGCCAAAGCGTCAAACGAAGCAAAACCAAACATCAAGCCCGACATAGGTATGGGATTGCAGAAATAACGCACTTTTAAGGCACAATAACGCACTCCAGATGCAACCCCAACCCATTGACACCCTACACTCCTCCATTTATCTTACGGCCACAGTTAGAGCACGACGCTGATATACGACCCCAGTTCATGTTATAACAACTACAGAGTGCTTTCATAGCTTCTCTTCAATGCGTAAAAGTATAGAAGTTAGTTCACATCTCCAACATTCAAATATTACTTTACCGTATTGATTCGTATGACACTTATCACAGTGTAGCATCAAGCACCCATGTTGTTGATTTACCACTAGTTAAACACTTTCCACACATTGCTAAATGTTTATCACCTGATGATGGTAAAGTTAGATCCTTTGTGGAATTACATTTAAAACAGTTCAAGCTTCTTCCCACCTTAGACCGTCGGATGCTTTCCATACCCAGTAAAAGATACCTTCTTTTGGCCAGTGGGATGCTATCTTAAAATCCTTCAATAGATAAAAGGAGGACGTTGAATAAGATTCTTTTGTTTTAGGTTCCTGATGTGCGTGATAAGCATCATCTTTATAATCAACTAATCGACACGTTACCCTTACACCGTCTTTTATACCCTTGTCTGTGTCAATCTTACATTCTTCCGCTAGATCTACAGTGACTAGGGTCATATCATCATCATACACTTTAAGGTATGAATCACGCTTCTTCAATGGTGAAGAAATGTCTGGCTTTACTAATTCTTTCTTAGTTGCGTCCACGTATCATTATTAAGAAACCAGTATATAACTTAAACCTGTAAGACAAAAGTATTATATAATCAATTAAACATTATTTGTTTATGCCTGTCGGAGTTTATCGGAAGAAAAACAAGAAAGGTCGTTTCATGTATTTCCGAGATGGTAAACTTATTTCGAAGAAGTCTTATAATGCGTCCACATCGCGAAGACGTTCTACAAAGAAAGGTGGCGTTCGTAAAACCGCCAGACGGGCATAC